AATATTAAAGAAGATGGGTGATAAGGGTAGATATGACTCTGCAAATCAGTTAAAAACATTAATTGTGATGCAAGTATTAGGTAACTCTAAATCATTCTTTGAAGGTCAACAAAGTTTAAATGACATAGAAGGGTTTTTTACAGATAACGTAATACCTGATGCTGAACTAACAACTAATAACATAGCACAATATTTTTTATTTGGAGGAAGTGACGTGCTTATGGATGAAATGATAATGCAACAATGGCAGAAGTAAATATAGGAGGCATAACTTTCAAGGGCGGAAAAATGCTCGCAGTAATACTAGCATTAAGTAGTAGTATTGGTGTTTTGTATGGCGGCTTTGAGGCCTACAAAAAATTTCAAGATATGTCTGCACAGATTGAGTCTTATGTTGCACCTGACCTTTCGGAGTTTGATAAGACTATTGCTTTGACTAAAGAAGAAATGAAAAGCAAAACAGATTTAATACAAACAGAAGTAGAAATGCTTATGAGTGAAATGGAAATGATGATGTCGGAAATTCGCTTAGTGAGTGATGTGGCAAACGAACTTAAAAACGACCTTCGACAAGATGTAAGAAGAGTAGAGAAAATTGTTAATGATGTAGAACAGCAAGTAAAAGAAGACGCTAGAGATAGTTCTAAGGACTTGAAAATTACTATAGACACTATAGAAGAAGAAATGACAAAACTAGAAAGTGACATAAAAGAAAGTATGAAAGAGTTGCAAGAGAGTATAGATAAACAAATACAAAAAACCTTATCTAATCCACTTTCGCAAATGAAATAATGGCAGAAATAAAACCGATTGATAAAATATATATAGTTGGAGGAGGAACTGCTGGTATCTCAGTAGCTTCTGCTTTGAAAAAAACTTTTCCTGAAAAAGAAATAGTAATGATTAAAGGTAGATCAATACCCTCTGTTGGTGTTGGAGAAAGCACTTTAGCTGCTGTTAATAATTTTTTACAATTTTTTGATATTCAAGATAAAGATTTTATGAAAGCTTGCGATGCTAGCTATAAACAAAGTATTAGATTTGAAGACTTTTATCAAAAAGGCGATGGAGGGTTTCACTATCCTTTTGGTGATCCTTACTTTGATAAAAACATAGATAATAATAGTTGGTATTTTTTAAAATCTATAAAACCTGATTTACCTGTAAAAGACTATGCAAATAGTATGTTTCCACATATGGCATTAATAAACCAAGGTAGAATTACAGATAAAAATTCATTTCCTACTTTTGATTTTAAAAGACACACGGCATATCATTTTGATGCAGTTAAATTTGCAGATTGGATGGAGAAAAATATTTATTTACCTTTAGGTGGTAAGGTTTTAATTGAAGACATCGTTGAAATAAAAAAAGAAGAGGATGGTTCTATAAAATCTCTTGTTATGGATACAGAAAAAGAAATACAAGCTGATCTTTACATTGATTGTACTGGTTTTAAATCTTTACTTTTGGGAGAAACACTTAAAGAACCTTTTGAAAGTTATGAACATTTACTGCCTAACAACTCTGCATGGGCTACCAAACAATCTTACAAAGATAAAAAACAAGAACTTAAAGGATATACCAATTGTAAAGCTGTAGAGAATGGCTGGATATGGAATATTCCTTTATGGAGTAGAATGGGTACAGGCTATGTATATTCAGATAAATATATTGACGATGATAAAGCATTAGAACAATTTCAAAAACATATTGGTCAAGATGATTTAGAATTTAAAAAAATAAAAATGAGAATAGGAATTCATAAAAAACTTTGGGTAAAAAATGTATGCGCTGTTGGATTATCTGCTGGTTTTATAGAACCTTTAGAAAGCAATGGACTACTTACAATTCATACTTTTTTAATTAATTTAATTCCTATTTTAAAAAAGAACATAATAGGAGAGTTTGCAAAAGAACATTACAATTGGGTTTGTAGAAGAATGTTTAGAAATTTTGCTGAATTTGTTGGAATGCATTATTATTTATCGGACAGAATAGATACTGAATATTGGAGAGATATACAGAAAAAAAAGATAAATGTAGAAGAGTCTATGCTTGATGAAACATCTGAAATACACAAGGCATTTGCAGATAAATTAGAAAAGAAACAATGGACTTCAATAGGAGGGTTTCCTTGTATCGCTACAGGTATGAACTGGTTTCCTACAACACTTGAAGAAATTATGTATTACAATAAAAATTCAAATCTTGATTTTTGGAAAAATAATTTTAAAAGTATAGAAATGAACTTAAATAAGAGAAAACAATATTATAAGGAATTAGCTAAAAAAGAACCTTATCTTTTTGATTTCTTACAAGAGACAATTTATGGCGGCTAAACTTCCAAATAACCAATACTTTACTCCTGTCAAAAAAAGAACTAGTATAGGTAATTCTTCACGCAGTAGGCCGAAGAATAAAAACAAACGACGTCAACACGTCAAATATAGAGGTCAAGGTCATGGGTAAATTATGTGCTAAAGGTAAAGCAGCCGCAAAAAGAAAATTTAAAGTTTATCCGTCTGCTTATGCTAACATGTATGCAAGTTCAATTTGCTCTGGCAAAACAGTTGAGGGCGGAAAAAAGAAAAATAAAAAAGCTGCTGGAGGAATGATTGAATCGAACAAACTTTCACAACAAAGAAAAGCAGTTTCCAAATTTAATAAAGGCGGTATCGCGCGCGGGTGCGGAGCGGTTGCAGAAAATAAACGCAAAAAAACTAAATACAGTTAATGGCAAAGAAAGGATTAAGAGCATGGGTGAAAGAGAAGTGGGTAGATATTGGAGCACCGAAGAAAGACGGAAAATATCAACCTTGTGGAAGGTCAAAGGGGAGCAAAAGAAAATACCCGAAATGCGTTCCACTTGCAAAAGCCACACGGATGTCAAAGTCGCAAAAGGCGAGTGCTGTCAGCAGAAAAAGAGCTGCGGGTAATCCAGGTGGTAAGCCTACAAATGTAAAAACATTTGCAGCTAGAGGAGGTCTTATCTCAAAAGAAAGAAGAGCAGGAGCAGCCGTTAGAGGCTTTGATTTTAAAGGTGTATTCTAAAGAAGAAATAATACAAGACGTACGTAAGTGGTCTGAAGAATTTTTAGAAATACCTAATAAACATTTAGGTGGTTTTCCAGCATGTCCTTTTGCTAAAAAAACATGGAACGATCACAAAGTTATTATTGAAACAAAAAGAAAATTTAAACAATACAAAGCAGAATTAAACGCTCATTTAAAACAACTTAATTTTCAGGTGCATGAAATATTGATATTTTGTGATCCTTATTTCAACTATTCATTAGATCAGTTTCAAGATATGATTGATGACTATAATGGTTGGTATAATAAAAAAGATATATTTTTTATGGGTTTTCATCCCCTCAATCCAGCCAATGAGGAAGAACAAGAGTTTTTGGTTACTCCAAATGGGGACACCCCTGTTGTAGATAGTGACTTGGAGTATTCAATGATGCTCATACAAAAGTTCTCGCAATTACAAGAAGCTTCTGATAAACTACATCGTCAAGGTTACTATAAACTGTGGCCGAAGGGATATTATCGAGACGTCGTGGTATCTAGACAAAAAACTTATAGACGAATATTCGGAGGTCAAGATGTTTAAAAAGAAACAAGCAATGAAACGAGGAGGAGCAGTCAAGAAGCGAGGCGGCGGAATGATGGGTCCTAAAAAGAAAATGGCAAAAGGTGGTGTCGCCAAAAGAATGGGCGGCGGAATGATGGGTCCTAAAAAGAAAATGGCAAAAGGTGGAGCTGTTGATAAAGCAAAAAAAAGAAAACCATCTGGTAGACTAAACGTAGATGATGTTAAAAGAGCAATGCCAACTGGCAGAAGTGCAGCAGCTAAAAAAGCTGCTATGAAGGGAACTAAAGGTGGTGCAAAAGCTGCTTTGATGGGTTCTATAATGAAAGGTAAAGGAAATCCTGCTGGCAAAGATATGTCAATAGCGGGTAAACTTAGAAGCGCTGTAGGTTTACTAGGACGACGAAAAGCTCTTGGTGGACCAAAAGGTCTAAAAAGAGGTAAAAAGAAATAGATGCCAACTTATGCTACAACAGCGGATTTTGATTTATCTATAGATGATATAGCAGAAGAAGCATTTGAACGTTGCGGTTTACAAGTACGTAGTGGATACGACTTAAAAACCGCACGACGTTCTCTTAATCTTTTATTAGCAGAGTGGGCTAACAGAGGTTTAAATCTTTGGACAATTCAAAAACAAGAAAAAACTTTACCTGCAACAACAACAGAATTATCAGGTGTTAATTTATTTGGTGCAGGAGCTGATGCAGCTCAACAGATTATAGATATTACAGATGTCGTGATCCGTGATTCGAGTAACAATGAATATTCAACGACATCAATTAGCCGATCTACGTATTTAAATTATACCGTTAAAACAACCAGCGGAAGACCAAGTCAATACTACTTTGAGCGTACGATAAACC